TCGAGCCGAGCCGCTCGAGGTCGAGCGTCACGTCGAGCACGTCGGTGTCGAAGCGGACCGGCACGTCGAACTCGAAGCCTGCGGTGATCGCGACGCCGGAACCCGGGGCGGCGGCGAAGGTGACGACGCCGGTGGCGGTGTCGACCGACCAGCCGGAAGGCTGCTCGACCCCGCCGAGCGCGATGCGCACGGTGCCCGCCACTGGCTTGGCGATGGCGCGCGTCCAGGATTGCGCCCCGGAGGCGTAGCGCTTCACCAGCTGGAAGGCGGTCGTCGTGCCGTCGCCGGTGCCGATCGCCTGGTCGGTCGGCGATGGCGTGCCCGACGGCAGGCAGGACTTGTGGTCGCCCCAGTCCTTGAAGCGGAAGCCATGCAGGCGGCCATTGCGCGCCTCGAAGAATGCGACCACCGCCGCCAGATCGTCGGCGCGGCGGATGCCGTAGGCGACGTCGTAACGGCGGCGCGAATTGGCCCAGCTAGCGTTGCGCTCCTCGTCGCCCGAGGCGAGTTCGACGATCTGCGTGCGCCGCTCGGGTCCGCCCCGCGCGCCCCGGCTGATGTTGTCGGGAAACCGGACCTCGTGGAACGCCATCACATGCCCCTCCGCCCAAGCGACACGGCGCGGGCGATGTCGGCCGCGACCTGTGTCCGCGACTGTCGGAAGCTCTCTGCGTCGCGGGCCATGATGGTGACGTTGACCCCGCCGCCCACGCCGTAGCTCTGCGCCTCACGCCGGGACAGCACACGTTCGCCACGCTGTAGGATCGCAGGAACCTCGTCGTGACGCAGCCCGGCAACGCCACCGGAATGCATGCGAGGCGCTGCCGCGAATGCCATGGCCGGAACCATGCGCGAAGGTCCGCCCGATCCAACCATGCCGCCCGCATGCAGGATGTTCGCGAAGACGCCGCCTGCGCCGCCAAGCGCGCCGGAAAGCGCATTGGCGATCGGCCCCAGGATGAACCGACGCGCCGCCAGCTTGGCGAGATCGACCAGCAGCGAGGTGACCAGATCGCGGAAATCGAGCTTGCCGGTTTTCACGAACTCACCGACAGCATTCTCGGCCGACTGGAACGCGCTGACGAGGCTCTGGCCGATATCACCGCCGATGTCGCGCGCCTTGCTGGCATAGTCGCTGAGCGCTGCGGTGACCGCCTGCCAGCCGGAAACTGCGGCGTCGGTGTCAGGTTCGGCGGCAGCGGCAGCAGCCCCGGCCGCTGCGCCCGCACCCGTGGCCGCCTGTCCGGCATCGCCAAGCGCCGTCTCCAGCCGCTCGGCCGCGCCTGTGGCCTCGGTCAGCGCGTCCGCGCCATCTTCATCGCTGCCCCGCACCGCATCGCGCAACGCCTGCCAACTGGCGAGCGGCGCGCGTGCCCCCTCGGCCAGATCGCGCGCGGCACCGCGATAGGTATTTGCGATGGCAAGCGCAGTATTGGCCGCCACCGTGAGCCCGAGATCGGGTGCGGAAAGCGGGTTATCCTCAAAAGCCCGGTCGAAGGCAGTCTGTGCGGCTGTGGTCGCGGCGCTCGCTGCGCCCTCGAAACGGTTCTCGATCTGGCCCAGTTCAAGATCGGGAATGATCGAGATGCGCCGCTCTGACCCGAGCGCTTCCAGCCCCTGGTTGATCCCGCCAATAAACGTGTTGATACGCGAAACCACGCCGTTCAGCATCGCCTCAACACCGTCGATCAGGCTGTTGGCCGCCTGAAACGCCAGATCTCCGATGGCGGCTGGCAGCAGACCCCAGATCGCCTTGATCGCCTCATAGGCGCCCTCGAAGGTGTTCGCCGCCGTGTTGCCAAAGGCCACGACGCTCTCGATGGCATTCTGCATGCCCGCCGCGGCGTCGGCCTTCAGATCGAAGAACATCGCCGTGGCGGCAGCGCCCGCCGCCGCAGCTCCCATCTTGATGCGGTCCCAGACCTCGACGGCCAAGTCCTTCAGGAGGGACATCGCTTCGCCAAAGCCGCCCGCGCCGGATATGAGCCGGGTGAACTGGTAGACGAGCTCGCCCGCGCCGACGATGAGCGCGCCGATGCCGGTGCGGATCAGCGCGCCGCGCAGCAGGACCAGCGCTGTGGCGAGCCCACGGACCGACAGCGCTGCGACAGCCATCCCGGCGACCCAACGCCCTGCAAGAAAAGCCACAAACGTGGCGGCATAGGTGGTCAGACGGCCGATGTTGTCGAAAAGGCCTCGGATCGCGATGCCAAGTGGCCCGGTGCGGCTGGCCACGGCCGCCATGGCATTCGCGACCGCTTCCAGCGCGGGTGCCGCAGCGACCGCCAGCTGGTTCGACAGCCCGCGCCAGATCAGCCCGAGCCGAGAGATCGCGTCGTTCGTCCGCTCGATCTGATCGGCGTCCTGCTCCGAGACCACGACGCCGAAGGCGAGCACGTCCTCGGTCGCCTGGCGCAGCGTCGCGGTGTCGATCCGCGACATGGCGATGGAGCCCTCCTCGCCGAAGAGCTGTCCCGCGACGGCCGCGCGCTCGGCGGCGGGCACGAAGCTCTCGATGGCCGCGTTGATGGCGCCGACCCGCTGGTCCAGCGGCAGCGCAATCAGGTCGGTGGCCGAAAGCCCCAGCCGATCGAGCGCGTCGGCGGCGGGGCCGGTCCCGGCGGCCGCCTGGCTGAGACGGCGCGTCAGATCCTTGGTGGCCTGCTCGATGCCGGACATGGACACGCCCGCCAGTTCGCCCGCGCGCTCCAGCGTCTGGATCGAGGCGACGGTGGTGCCGAGCGACTGCGCGAGCTTGGCCTGCGCGTCGACCGTTTGCAGACCGGAGCGGATCATCGCCACGCCAGCGGCGGCGGCCGCTGCCACGGCGGCTGCGGCAGCCACACGCACCCGGCGCGAGAATGCCGCGAGCCGGGCGTTGGCCGCTTCCATCTCCCGGCTGAGCCGCCCGAAGCCGCGCGATCCCGCTTCGCCGACACCTTCCAGTTCGGCGCGCACCTGCCGTCCGCCGACGGCCGCGAGGCGGACGCTAACCCGTTTTTCCGCCATGAGCATGATCCATCTGTTCGTTGAGCTTGGCCACCATCACCGCCTCGATGACGGGCAGCAGTTCGGCCATGGCGAGCGGCGGCACGCCGAGCGCATCACCGAGCGCCAGCGCTGCCGACATGTCCCAGCCGATCACGGCGCCCGGCAGCACGCGCAGCTGGCCGCCGAGACGGCCGACCAGGTCCCAGACCTGCCAGCCTTCATGCGTGTGCGGCCGGTTCAGCCGCGCCGGGCAGTCCGGGCAGGCTTGCGGGCAGGCTTCGCAGTAGCGCTCGCCCCCGCCGAAGGACCATTCGGCGAGAGCGCGGAGACGTTTTTTTCCTGTTCCAGCAGCAGGCCCTTGGAGACGTAGGTCAGCTGGAACGTCTCGAAGATCGGCCAGACGTCGAGCAGTGCGTCGATGGCCTTGGGGCTCGGGTCGATGGGGTTGCCGTCGGCGTCGCCGATGCCCTCCCAGGCGAGCACCGCCCGCCGCGCCAGCGCCTTGGCGAAGGCGACGGCGCGTTCCTCGTCCGAGGCCTCCTCGGGCACGTCCTCGACGGCGGGATCGCTGCGCGTCGCCACCATCTGCGCGGTGGTCAGCGGGCGCAGCTGCACCCGGACGCCGGGCGCGAGGTCATGCCAGCGCGGCGCGTTCGTCAGATCAAGCGTCAGCATCAATAGGTCTCCACATCGTTCACGAGGGTTGCGGTGCACATCCGGCCGACGACGCTGTCGCGCGCGGCCTGCCAGTCGAAAGTCGCCTGGACGCCCTGCGGCCCGGTAATCTCGATGCGCGGGCGTGGCAGGTAGACGGCGTGCACGGTGAAGGTGAAGCTTTCGCCCGAGGGCAGGACATAGGCGAATTCCATCTCGCAGGCCTCGCCGTTGATCGCCTGCGTCACCAGCGTCTGGTCGGCGAAGCGCACCTCAATCCGGCCGGTCAGCGCGGCGATGGACGGGTCGGCGCCGTCGATGCGGCCGTCCGAGCGGATGGTCTCGATCCGGTCGAGGTTGTTGGCGTAGGTGATCTCGGCCGAGACCACGTTGCCGAGCGCGGTCCCGTTCCGCGTAATCGCGCCGTTGAAATGGCCGAAGCGCTTCAGCTCCAGCGCGGCAGGCGTCCCGGCGCCGGTTGTCGTGCCCACCGTCTCGCCCTGCGCGACCAGCCGCGCCGTTGCCGTCAGCAGTCCCGAGCGCTGCATCTGCCAGGTGATCTGGTCGAGCACGCAGCCGGAATACATCGCGTAGCGCGGCACCTCGGGCATGCCGGTCTCGATCGACATCGAGGGCAACGTCCAGGACCCCGACTGAAATTCGTGGCTGAACGGGGCCTCCGCGCCCGTGGTGGTGGGTGGCCCGAACGCCGCCTTCAGCCAGAAGCCGAAGGCCTCGGCGTCGAGCGGCACCACGACATCGCCATCGGCCGTCACCGCGTCCTTGATCGGCGCCAGCGGATCGCGCCCGTAGCCGAGAAGCTCCGAGTTCAGCAGCGGCTGCTCGGCCCCCAGCGAGGTGCTGGCGAAGGGCATGCGGGTGAATCCGCTCGCGGGCGGCGTTCCATAGGTCGTCTCGAACGCAAGCGCCATCAGCGCCCGCGCCCCCTGGGCTCGTGCCATGGTGTTC